CCCTCGCCGGTACTAGCCCCGAAGGCGAGCCAGAGCAGTGCAGCCTCAAGCCCCCCTCGCTGCTCGCCACCTCGAGACCCAAGCCTCCAAGCTCACCAAGCGCGCACTGAGCCCCCGGGTGGCGAAGAAGCGAAGGTGCCCCGCGCGCATGGCTTCTCGCACGGCCCCCACAGCTAGCCGTACTGCCTAGCTGTACAGTACTGCAGTACGCCAAGCAAGCCTTGCGCACCTTGCGTACGGCGCACCTTGCGCACCGTGTGCCTCGCATGCCTCGCCGCCTGGCAGGCCTCGTCCGCCTCGCGCGCCGTGCAGCGCTCTGCGCCCCCTGGGGTGGGGAGGGTGGCACCTTGCGGCATGGCGGCACGGCGGCGGGGAATCGTTCGAGGCTCCGCATTCACTGCCGCAGGGCGCGCCTAAAAATCCCCGCTGCCATGCAGCACGGCCTCAGCGCCCCCGGGGGTGTAGGCGCGCCAGGATGCCCGCTGCCGCGTCGCAGCCAGGCAGCCTAGCCGCCGCAGCGCAGGCCCGCCGCAGGCGCTTGGCGAGGACGCTAGGTGCGCCAGCGAGGCGGGGCGTGGCGTCTGGCCCCCGGCAGAGTAATGTGGAAGCATGGCCGAATACGTGGACAAGACCTATGGCGTGACGATCCTGAAGAACGTCGTCTACAACACCAACCCGCAGACGGCGACTGGGGCGTTGCTCAACGTCTACACTCCATCGGTTTACACGGACTACGGCCCGGGCTGGGCGCCCAATGGCGTGGTGCCGTTTGGGAGTCGTGCGGCAGTGATCTGGGCACACGGCGGCGGGTTCACCGCAGGCAGCAAGGATTCCACGGGGGAGACGGGTGCCTATGCCATGGCACGGCGAGGGTTCGTGGCATTCAGCATCGACTATCGATTGCCAAACCCTTACCAGCAGATCTATAGCGAGAACGTGGCGATCGCGGACATGCGCGCGGCGATTCGGTTTGTCAAAACGAACGCGGCGACTTACGGGGTGGATAGCACAAAGATCATCGCAGCAGGGGACAGCGCGGGAGGCTTTGCGGCCTACCAGTCGGCGATCAGCAACTACGAGGAACCCAACGGCAACAACGGGCTCATGGGCGCAAGCTCGAGGCCCGCGGGTGTGCTGGCGTTGTGGGCCCCAGTGACCAGCAAGCCTTGGTGCCTCTACAATGTAGCGCCGCAAAGCACCAACATCGCAGCGGGCAACCTTGACATCTGCGCGATGGTGCAGGGCACGGCAGACACCGTAGTGCCCATGGCGGAGATGGTGGCATTGCACTCCTACTTGCAGGCCAACCGGGGGGCTCAGAGCTCGTTCTACACCGGCCTATGCGACCAGGCTCAGCACAACGCGTTCACTCGAGCCCCCTTTGAGTACCCGGGGTCGCCGAACATTCCCTACCTCAACTACACCAAGGGATACCAAGAAGGCTTCCTTGAAGATGCCATCGGGAAGGTGTGCATGTACTTCAAGTGGAAGCTGGCGCTTGGCGGGCTTTAGGCTGGCAGTAGAACGAACACGCGCACGCTGCGCGCGGCAAAGGCGCCGAAGTTCATCGTTGGTGCGCTGACGTTCCCGAGGGTAAAGGAACCCACGCTGGTGCCAAGCAGGTTAAGCGCGCCGGCGAGCGTGAGCTCGTAGACGCCAAAGTTCACGGCACCGTAGTGCGCGGGGTTGATCGTCGCTTTCCAGGTTCCTGCGGAGCTCGACCAGTTGGTCATGATGAGGCCGATGAAGCCGAGCGAGGACTGGAAGATGTTTGCCAGGATCTGCGGCACCGTGAACGCGAGACTCCCGGAGGTGAAGGAAGGCCCGGTATCCCACGCCGCCACGCTCGTCGTCGCGTACCAGTTCGCGTTGTCGTAGAGGTAGGGAAAGGCACGGAACGCAAGCGGCGCCAGCTTGCGGCAGGCGTTGATGGGGTTCGTGACCTTGCTGATGTCGGCGCTTGCCGGATCCACCTGCGGGGGTCGAAGCATCTTGCCGGCGCACTGGAACTGCCCCGCTTGGATCTGCGTGTTGGCCTGGTGCAGCGTGCGCATGTAGGCGCAGATCGGCGTGGCCGCGTCGCTGGGGTCGTTGGTGGCGTCGTTCTGCGTGACGTTGCCGTTCCACTTGAGCAGCGGGAAGTTGTTGCCGCCGTCCCAGTCGTAGAGGCGGATCAGCCCGTTGGCCCAGATGGAACCCGCGGCGAAGTTGTGTGCCTCGATCATCTCGGCCGCCGTCATGCCAGCGAACGCACCGCTCGGGTGGTAGGTCGCGTTGGTCGCAAGGCCGATGTTGAGCGGCATGATCCCGAAGCGTCCCACGGGGCTCCACTGGTGGTGCACCGCAGGCCAGATCGGCGGCGTGAGTGCGCGCGATGCCGCCGGGTAGTCCACAAGCGTGAGGTCGGGCGAGGTCGCGTAGGTGGCCGGGTTGTAGATCACCTGCTCCGCGTACTGCAGGTGGCCAGGCAGGAAGTTGTAGCCGTCCTGCGTGAGGTCCAGCTTTTCGCCCGTGAACTCCTCGGTCGACTCGCTCGCCAGCATCGCATCGGGGTCGTTGTTGAGGAACGAGCTCGAGCTGCGGATTAGCGCGCGGATCTCGGTCGTGATCTGCCGCCGCGCAGCGATGCGCTCGTTGTTGCCGTGCTTGTGCGTGATCGAGTACTGGCCGACGTCTCCGCCCCCGGGGGTGTAGGTGGGCGTCGCTCCGTTGCCCGTCATGAAGTCGAGGTAGAACGAGGCGCCGCCATGGATCTGCGCCATCGCGAGGTAACCCTTCGTGAGCAAGGTGTCGCGGAGCGTCTTGCTTTCGTAGAGCCAGTGGTTGGAAAGAGCCCCGCTGCGCTGCGCGCCAAGGAACTGCGAGAGCCCCCAGGGTTGGCCGAACTCGGCTTGCCACGTCTCGCACATCGAGTAGATCGAATAGCGGATGCCGAACCCCTTCGCGTAGACGGAGCTCGGCTGGCAGTAGGTCGACATGCGGTCGATGCCGTTGGGCCCGCACATCGTCAGCAGGAAGTCCTTGCCCGTGCTCTGCTGGTGGAACACTGCGTTCGTGACCGCCGGGTGTTCCGTGCTGTGGATGCGGTCCATGAGCGCGCGCATCACGTCGACGCCCATGATGTGGTACTGCGACTCGGGAACCGAGGTCTTGTTGATGACCTGCACTGCACCGAACCACATCGCACCGCTCTTCGCGAAGTTGCCGCGCGTGGTGTCGGAGGCGAGCGGTGTTGGAGCCACCGCGGCCTGGTACCAGGTGCGGTAGTTGTCGCAGACGTCGTACCACCAGTCGTCCGTGGCCGCCGTGAGCGCACCGACCGCAAACGGGTAGCCGGCGGAGAACGTGTTCCCGTAGGTGCTCTCGGGATAGAGATCGTTCTCGATGCGGCCTCGAGCAAACACCTTGGCGAAACGCGGGTAGTAGACCGGCGCCGTCTTGATGTAGGCGCTCGTGCCGAGGTAGGGGTAGCCCTCGTAGTAGTGCGACTTGTGCCAGCCCACCGTGTCCATCGTGCGGCCGATGAGCGTGCGGCGATGTCCACCGCCGAGGTTGTTGGCGTTGTAGACGGCCCAGCACTGGAGCTGCTGGAGGTTGATGCCGGTAATGTCCCGGACGAGCGAGTAGTTCGCCGTGATCCAGAAGTTGGTGTTCGATCCGACCTGGCCGTTCAGGTTCGGCAACACCTGCGGGATCAGCATGCGCGTACGCTTGGCGGCCGTGAGGTTGGTCTCGGCAGCGCGGATCTCCGCCGGGGAAAGCACCCACATGACCGGGCACTTGAACGTCTCGAGCGTCGCTGACTCGCCGCGCTCGCGCCCGACCCACGAGTAGAACTTCGCCTCACGATCCCCGGTGGCGCCGAGCTGCACGAGCACCCTGACCCACACGCGGTCGTTGTCCTCCGCGCCCGCGATCGCAACGCGCCGCCACTCGTAGAGGTGCGCTGTGCCGCCGAAGATTGAGGAGGCCACGTAGCTCTTGAACTCGCCGGCCGCCGTCGGGGAGACGGTCACGCTGGTGCCGTTGCGCAGCGTGCACTTCAGCTCCCACAACCTGCCGTCGAGGTCGGCGCGCGTGCCGGTGTCCTTGAGGTTCGTGGTCCACGTGAAGTTGCCGCCCTCCTTGTGCACGAAGCTCGAGAAGCTGACGCCGGTGCCCGCGTCGGCCACGAAGTTCGCGTCGAGCAGCGTGCCGCTCAGCGTCGCCGGCAATGACAGCGCCGTGAGCGTTGCCACCTCAGGCGAGCTCCGTCGGGTTGCGCAGGCCGTCCCAGTGGCACGGTGCGAAACTGACGTGGAGGTCGAGAGCGCCGTCGGGTGTTACGGCCGACCCGAAGAAGAGCGCGAAGATGGTGCTCAGCGCTTCGACGTAGACGAGCTGGTTCACGCGGGCATGCTAGTCAATCGGATCGTCGCCGAACACCTCCCTGATGTCTTCGATGTTGGCGAGCGAAACGTTCTTGCCCTGCGAGAGCAGGTGCTTCCTGCCGATCAGCGCCAGGCGCTTCAGTTTGTTGTGCGCGCGTTGCGTGATGAGGTAGTGCCACTGCCGCGGGCCGGTCACGTCGTCGACCATGTAGCGCTCCACCTCGATGTAGGTGAAGGGGTAGCGCATGCCGTTCTGCACGTGCCACCGGTCCGTCGCGCGGATCTTGCCCTCGATGTGCACCCAGGCGAACGGGAACCAGTCGCGGATGATCCCCTCCGCCATGTTGTTGTAGCCCTTGATGCGGAGCCGGGCGACCGCCCTCGGGGAAGCACCTGCGTTGCGGCGTCCAACCTTTATCCAGGCGCTCACCGTTTTGGTAGCGTCCTCGTTCTGGTAGACGTCCATTTTGCCCACGTATTGGCCGTACACGGAGCAGAAGTTGCCGCTCCGGTAGGGTAGGGATTTCATACCCATTCTGCTCTCTCCTGCAAAGTCACCACTACCTGTGGTGTACTGTTACACGGTGTTAGGGTTGGGTTAGGGAAATGTAGCGGCATCGAGCGAGTTTTTGCGACCCGCCACCACCTTTGTTTGCTGGTGGTAGCGGCACCGCCGGAAAGTTATGCGGGCTGTAGCGGCTGGTAGCAGATGGTAGCGGCTGGGACAATCTCCGTAACTCCTTTGCTGACACCCCGGTAGCGCTTCCTTATTCTCTTTCTTTCTTATATAGTAGTAGTAGGGAATATAGCTGGCTACCCCTCACGCCACCACCATCACACGGACTTTGGAGTCCTCTCCAAAAGTTGCGAAATCAGGCGCTACCACCGCAACCACTTCATAACCTACGACCCCGTAGGCAGTTAGAGTAGTTGCGGCATGGTTGCGCGTCATTCGGTGGCGCAACCGGGGGCTGCCACGAAGGCCCACCGCTTGAGGACCTTCTGCTGGTCGCGCGGCGCCCGCAGCGGCACCCGCACGTTGCGCACCTCGAGTCCGGCCTTGCGTAGCAGGCCTGGAAGCTCCTTGCGGCTCACCACGAGCCCGCAGTCCCGTAGGTGCTTCGACACGTCTTCGATGCCTACACCGGCCTCACGCGGCTCCTGCGAGGCCTCCACGAAGGCGGCGATGCAATCCGCAGCGACGTCGGGGTCCGTGAACCTTGCCTCGGTGTCCGCCCGCCGCTGGGCCTCCTTGTCGGTGTCCAGCCACCAGCGCTCGCCGCCCTTGTAGGCCGCGACCGCCTCGGCCCACAGTTGGTCGCGCACCGCCTCGATCGCGGGCACGTCGATCTCGAGCACCTCGATCGGCCAGTAGCGCCGGCCGTCGTCCTCCTTCACCACGCCCATGTCGTTGGTCGTGCCGAGGAACACGAAGTGCCGCTGAAACGTCTCGCTCAGCTTCCCGTAGGGCGCCCGGATCGTGTCCTCCGTGCGGCTGATAAACGCCCGCAGCTCGGCCACGTCGCGCCGCCGGGTGGTGGCATCGAGCTCGCTCACCTCCACGATCCAGGACTTGTGCAGCGTCAGCTTGCAGTCCTTGTCGTCGGGGCGCAGCGACTCGTCGCAGAACCACGCGCCCGCCAGCGCCGCCGCGAACCGTGACTTCCCCACGCCCTGGCGCTTGCTGTAGAGCACCAGCATCGTGTCCATCTTGCACCCGGGGGCCATGATCCTCGCGACCGCGCCGATCATGAACTTCCGCAGGTAGGCGCGCTTCAGGTCGAGGTCTTGGTTCGCCGGCATGGACAGGTAGTCGTCCATGTGGTCGAGGCGGCCCTCGCCGTCCCAGGTCAGCGAGCGCAGGTAGCTCGAGACCGGGTTGACGCGGCGCGCCGTGCACGCTGCCTTCACCCGGTCGAACACGTTCTCGTTGCCCCAATCGTGCTCGTAGTCGAACTGGATCGCGACGCGGATGTTGCTGATCGTCGTGTCCGTGATCGGCTCGCCATCCAGCATCATCGCGTGGCCCAGGTCGTTGAGCCAAAGCCGGTCCCGCCACCGTGGGTCCCAGGCCAGGATGATGTCGAGGTTCGTGAGGATCTTCCACACGCGCGACTCCCCGTCCTTGTCCCGCATGTGCAGGCGATCCCACACGTCCTTCGCCCCCGCGCGCGGCATGCGCACCTCCACTGCCGGGATGGCGCGCGCGAGCCAGTCCTTCACGGCGGCACGGCCGTGCTCCTTCACGATGTCTCCGAGGTCCTTGCAGTTCTTCGGCAGCGGCGTGTTCATGACCCCGAAAGGCAGGCAGGCGTCGGTGATCTGATCGAGGCACTTCTGCATCGCCTTGTCGCCGGCCTCGTCGTTGTCGGGGAACAGGATCGGCACAGCGCCGCACTCCCAGATTGGCTTCAACGCATCGACCGTGTAGTGCGAGGTGCCCCCGTTGCCGACCGCACTCACCCCGAAGGACAACGCGAGCGCAGCGTCGAGCTCGCTCTCGACCACGAGCACGTGCTCATCCTTCGCGAACGACGCATGCGGGAACAGGATCGAGGTGTCCGCGCCCTCCGTGTGCCAAAAGCGCAGCTTGCCGCTCTGCCGCTCGGGCCTTGGGAACGGCAGCCACTTCCAGTGCTGCACCTCGCCCGCGGCGGGCTTAGGGATCACGATGGCTCCCATGCCGTTCTTGCGCACGAAGCCGATGCGGCACTTCTCGATCGTGGCCTGGTCGAGCCCGCGCTCCTCGATCAGGTAGCGCCGCGCCTCCACCTCGTCGCGCAAGTTGGCGATGCTGCGCTGCACGTCCTCCTCGGTCACCACCGGGGCCTTGGGAACCTTGGGTTCCTCCGGTTTAGTGGCCTGCTTAGGGACACCCTTTTGTCGTCGTTCAGGGAGCGGCGCGCCGAGGAACTTGCAGGCTTCTGCGAAGTCCTTGGCCTGGCCCATCTCGATCACGAGGTCGAAGATCGACCCGTGCTTGTTCTCGGCCATGCACATCCAGAACCCCTTCTCGTGCTCGCCGTTCGCCTCGAGCGCGACGCGGAAGGAAGGGTTGGTGTCCTGGTGCAGCGGGCATCGACAGTCCGCCCACTGCGATCCGGCCTTGGTAACGATGACACCGAGCATGCCCAGGGTGCGGAGCACATCCACCCCCGCGAGGACATCCTCACGAGACAACTTGCTGACCATCTTGCGTTCTCCGTGCGTGTTCCAGGTGGGCGCGAAGCAAGAGGCGCTTGGTGAGCTCCTGGCCCTCCGAGCGATCTCCCGCCAGCCAGATTGCCACGCCGAAGCGGACCGACCAGGCGATCAGACTTCCACGAACGGCGTTCGCGTCCACACGAGTGTGCTCGAAGGCGCCCCGGAGTTTCCTCCAGTCCGCCTCGATCACCATGGCCCTGTACTTGACCTCGGCGAGCCGAGCAAGGCATCGCTCGAACCGCTCGCGGTTGTCGCCCACCGAATCGCCGAGGATGTTCACCAAGCTCTTGCGCTCGACTGCGACCTCTCCCTCAAGGGATAGTCCCCCGGGGGTCTGCACGCTGTAGTCGCCCACGAGCAACTTTTTCTCGATGCGCGGCTGCAAGTCGTAGCCGAGGTGGTCGCCGGCGTACTCGTTGGAGTCGCACAAGAACACCAGGCCCTTGGGAACCTCGATCGCGTTGCGCGGCGGCGCTGTGCCACGCTTCCTGCGGATGGTGGGCGCGGAGGCGGGGAACACGTCGGGCAGCATGTCCATGCCAAGAGTGTCGCGCTCTTCTCCCCGATGTGCTAGAGTGGGGCCTGCGCGTTCCTTCGGCTCGGCGCCCTACCGCGTTCCTGGGGCGCCGAGCATTTTCATGGACCACCCCACGCATTCGCTCGGCGCCGACTACGTGCGCAAGACCGATCGCCGCATGCTGACGGCGGTGCGGGGCATCGTGGTCGCGGCCAGCAACCCGAACGTGCCGCTCAACGTGGACGGCATCGCGCAAGCGACCAACCTCGCCCCGGAGGTCGTGCACGAGATGCTCGCCTCGCCCGAGTATCGCCAGCTCTTGCAGGACACCTGCAAGCAGCGCGTCGCGACGCTGATGCAGAAAGGCATCACGGTGCTCGACAGCCTGATGAGCCACGAGGATCCCAACGTGAAGCTCCAGGCGATCTCCAAGATGACCACGCTCTACACGGCGCTCAACAAGGACGCCGTGCACCTCGACACCGCCGGGAAGGCGGACGCCGAGACGCTGATGAAGAAGCTCGAAGCTCTGAACGCGCTGCGGCGCGTGACCGTCACCGAAACCCCCACGACCAATGGCTGAACCTCTTTCCGACTCGAAGCCGTTCGCGGCCGTGCACGACCACATCGTCGTGCTGCGTCCCCTCCAAGCGACCAAGACCCCCGCGGGTCTCGTGCTGCCCGACTCCGCCAAGAAGCCTTTCCACTACGGCTACGTCGCTGCCTGCGGCCCCAAGGTCGAAGGCGTCGGCGTCGGCGACTGGGTGATGTTCAACCCGGGTTCCGCGCAGCCGGTGCTCTTCGACGACCCCAACAAGACCATGCTCACCGTGGTCCCCGAGGCCGGCGTGTTCTTCCGCTTCACGACCGACCTCGCGCGCGACCTCAACTGCGAGATGCCGCAGTTCGACGTGCTCGATGTGCTGAGCCGCAGCAAGGCGACCGCCGTCGAGCAGTGATCCTTCCCCGCGAGGAGCTCGAGCTCCACTACGACAAGCAGGAGGTCGAGGTCCTCGAGGAGATCAAGGGAGTCACGGCGGCGCTGCGTGACGACAAGGAGCGCACGCTGGTCGGCCGCAAGCTCATCCGCGCTCTGTGGCCCGACGAGCTCGAGCGCATCGCCAAGACGCACTGGATCGCCACGAAGGAGCGCGGCCTCCAACTCCTCAAGCCCAACTACGCGCAGCGCAAGTTCTACAAGGACGTGATCCTCGAGAGCGCCAAGCGCGCCGTGCCGATCCGCGCGATCATCCTGAAAGCGCGGCAGCTTGGGTTCAGCACGTTCCTTCAGTCGTGGATGTTCGAGCAGTGCGACACGTTCGCGTTCCGCACCGCCATGACGATCAGCTACGACGAGACGAGCACGGAGGAGCTGTTCCAAAAGACCAAGACCATCCGGGATCGCCAGTACTTCCCGCGCACGAGCAAGCGCGAGCGCCGGGCCGCTGTCGAGTTTGATGCCCCGCACAGTTCGGTGTTCTTCACGCGCACCGCCGGCAACGCGAGCGCAGGGCGCGGCATCACGATCCACCACCTGCACTGCTCCGAGGTGCCGATGTGGCCTGACCCCGAGAGCGTCACGGTGTCCGTGCACCAGTCGGTGCCAACGCGGCCGTTCACCTCGATCGTGTGGGAGTCCACGGCACGCGGTGCGATGGGGCTCTTCTACGACTCCTGGAACGCCGCGGAGGCGGGCGACTCCGACTTCATCGCGTTCTTTGCGCCATGGTTCTGGGACCCCGAGTATGTCCTGCCGTTCGCGAGCGACGACCACATGCGCAAGTTCATGCGCGGCCTGTCGGGCGAGGACGAGGACTACATGAAGCGCTTCGCCCTCTCACCCGAGCAGATGGCGTGGCGGGAATACAAAATCCGCAACGAGCTCTCGGGTAGCTACGCGCAGTTTCAGCAGGAGTTTCCGGCCTGCGCCGAAGAGGCCTTCCTGACGACGGGTTCTCCTGTCTTCAACCCGAAGGCTGTGCGAAACTTGCACGACCACGTCGCTGCGCCGCAGTGGCAAGGCGACATCTTCCTCACGAAAACAGACTCATGAACGATCAACCTCAAGCCGGGTCGCTCAACCCGGCCGCTGCCATCGAACAGTCCATCGCCTTCCTCTGCATCACCGGGGGCGACACCAAGGAGGACAGCGACCTCCGCAACCGTGCCCTAGCCGCCGCGCAAGCCCTCGAGAAGGTGCAGGGTATGCTCCGCAAGCGCGAGCTTGCCAAGCTCCGCGCTTCCATCTCCCAGCCTCGCGCGGTCTGAGCCTCGCGGCGTTTGAGCGATGCATGAATCCGTCGGCTTTCACCTGACGCCTGGCCAGAGTGGCCGGCTGTCGGTGTGGGAAGAGCCGAGGGAGAAAGCGAAGTACGTCATCGGGATCGACGTGGCCGAGAACCGCGTGCGAGACCGCAACAGCATCGCGCGCGGCAAGCCGCTCATGGGCCTCGAGCGCCCCGACTTCTCGTGCGCGATCGTGCTCGACCTCGAGACCGCATTCCACGTGGCAACGTGGCACGGAAACATCGACGTCACCGAGTACGGCATCGTCTGCGCGGCGCTTGGCCGTTACTACAACGACGCCCTCCTAGTCCCGGAGGTGAACGGGCCTGGCCTCGCGGTGGTCGAGACGCTCTCGAAGATGGTCGGCTACCAACCGCTCTACCGGAGCAAGCTCGTCAACCGCGTCGACCTGGACCCGCTCGGCACCGAGTGGGGATTCCGCACGACGATGCACACGCGCGTCTTGCTGATCGCGCAGATCCAGTCGCTCATCAACTACGGGCAGCTCTTCACGAAGGATGCGAACCTCGTGAAGGAGATCCGCACGATGGAGTACGACGAGTCAGGAACCCCGAGGGGCAGGGGCAGGAACAAGGACGACCGAGTGATGGCGCTGGGCCTGGCGCTGATCGGTCGCAGCGAGATCATGAACGGCACGCTCGGCGCAGGCCCGCAGAGCACAACCAACTCGCGCCTGTCCGCCGACGATCAACTGACGTGGCAGCGGATCAAGGCGCAACGTCAGAGGCAACAAGATGCTCGAGATCGTGCTCGCGGTCACTTTCGGTTTGGTCCTCGCACTGGTCGCCTGTCTCGCTAGCGTCGCGGTCCGCAGCGCGCAGGCCACGGTGCAGTGCACGGTGACGGAGTTCACCAGGCAGGCGGAAGCTCAGCGCAAGCTGATGGAGGCGCAGGACGAGTTCACGCTGGGTGCCATCGTGAAGATGCACGAGAAGCTCTGGAGTCAGGTCACCAGCAAGGACCTCATGGAGTTCGTGCGCAGCAACGGCCTGCTCCCCTTCTTGCAAGATCGGCAGAGCATGGTGAACATGGAGATCGAGGTCATCATGAAGAACCTCGGATGCGATCGCGCCGAAGCGATCGGCTACATCCGGTCGAGGTTCGCGCATGCGTTGGCCGAGGCGCAACCTAGCACGTAACCATGGCATCAAAGGTCCCGCAGGTCTCTCCCGACGGCAACTACGCGATGTTGCCGCGCGATCGGGTCATCAAGGACCTCACGGACCAGCAGGCCTTCGACCTGCTCCGCGGGCGAGGCGGGCAGACCATCGGGGGTCGCGACCCGGTGCACCTGACGCTCGAGCGCGTGTGGTTCACGAACATCGCCGCGTTCCTCGGTCTGCAACGAGTCGAGGCCGGCGAGACGGAGGGGCTGCTCGATCCCAACTGGGCGATGGCCGAGTCGCCGTTCGTGGCGAACCACATCTTCCGCATCGTCATGGCGACGGTGGCGCGCATCAGCGCGGCGAAGCCGCAGATCGACGTGCTGCCCAAGACGAACGACATCGAGGACCAGATCGGCGCGAAGGTCGGCGACTACTTCCTCAAGCACTACGACGACCAGTTCAACTTCAGGAAGCAGAAGCGCGAGCTCGGCATGTGGCTCGCCACCTGCGGCAACGCCTTCATCGAAGCCGACTTCAACCCGAAGGCCGGCAAGAAGCTGCGCGTCTACCAGAACCCCTTCAGTGGCGAGTCGATCCACCCGACGCAACTGAGCCCGCAGGACAAGGCTTGGCTCGACAAGGGCGAGGCCTACGAGGACAAGGCGCCTGGAAAGATCGAGGCTGGCGTGCTCGGACCCTTCCAGGTGTTCGTGCCGCCGGGTTACACGGAACTCGACAAGATGCCGTGGGTCATCATCGAGCACGACCGCTCGCTCGAGTGGCTGTGGGACAACTACCCCGACCAAGCGAAGGTCATCACGCCCGATGAGCTCGACGCAACCCCGGAGGCGCAGTATCGCCGCCGGCTTGCGACGCTCGTTGGCCGGCACGGCTTCTCGATGCCGGGCCGCGGTGACGACTACAGCGAGATCGTCCGCGTGCGCACGATGTGGTGCCGGCCGTCCACGCGCATGCCCAAGGGTCGGAAGATCGTCACGACGAAGAGCCTTGTGCTCGAGAACGTGCCGCATCCCCACCACGAGCGCATGGCGGAGCGGGACACCGAGATCGTGTTCCCGATCCGGCACTTCCGCTACTGCCCGGTGCCCGGCCGCTTCTGGGCGATGGGCCTCGTCGAGCACCTCCTGGCCCCGCAGCGCGAGTACAACAAGACCCGCCAGCAGGCCATGCAGATGCGCGACATCCTCGCGGTGCCGCAATGGCTCGCTCCCAAGACCGCGGAGCTCACGAGCACGCGGAACAACTACGGCGACATCTGGGAGTACTCGGTGAACGGCGGGCGCCCCGAGCTCGTCAACCCGCCGGCGCTCTCGCAGATGCATGTGGAGGCGCAGCAGTCCTCGCTCTACGACATGCAGACGATCAGCGCGCAGAGCGAGGTCTCGCAGTCGCAGGTGCCCACGGGGGTCAGGAGCGGCATCGCGATCCAAGCGCTCCAGGAGAAGGACATGTCCGTCATGGGCATCCCTGTCGAGGAGCTCGAGGACTCTTGGAAGCTGGTGTCGCAGGACCTGCTCACGCTGACCGACGTCTACATCGACACGCCGCAGATGCTGACGATCTACGGCGAGTTCAGCGGCGCCGACGTCATGGTGCACAAGGGCAGCGACATCAAGGGCAACACCCGGGTGCGCGTGGCGCCGGGCAGCATGATGCCGAAGAGCAAGGCCGAGCAGCAGAGCCGCGTCATGGACCTCATGCAGGTCGGCGCCCTCAACCCGATGGCGTCTCCCAGGGATCGCCGCATGGTCTACAAGACCATGTTCGACAACAGCGACGTGGCCTCCTACTTCCGCGAGGAGGACCAGGATCGCCGGCGCGCGGAGATCGAGAACCAGATGTTCTTGAAGCCGCAGACCGACCAGGCCACCGGCCGCGAGGCGCCCTACCCCGACGTCAACGACGACGACGATCACCAGGCGCACATGGAGGAGCACCTCGTGTTCAAGAAGAGCGACGCTTTCGAGCGCTTGCCGATCATGCGCAAGATGGCGTTCGAGGCGCACCTCGCGAAGCACAAGGAGGCGATCGCGCAGCTCATGCAGACGCAGGCGCTCATGGCCGGCATGGAAGGCAGTGGCGGCGGGTCGAAGCCGAAGGAGCCGGGCAAGCCATCCGCCCCGAAGGACGGCGGCGGTGCGCCGGGAGCCAGTGGACAGAACCCGGGGGCCAAGGGGTAAAGTGCTGCAATGACCGATCAGTCGAACATCGAGAAGCTCACCGAACTCGCAGCCAAGCTCTCCCCCGAGGAGCGCGACAAGCTTGCCGACATCGGAGTGATCCTGCCGGCGATCACGCAGAACGACCTCGCGGGCAACCACCGGTGGGGCTACCGCTGCAAGTACTGCGGCGGAATGGCGCTTGTGTTCGTGGGCGAGACGTTCAACGACGGCAGCGGCACCTCGCTCGACAAGCCGCCGACTGGCATCCCGCTCAGCCAGATCCCGTTCGCGCAGCCTGCCGCGCACCCGAGCCGCCGCAGCCGCATGAACCCGGTGTGCCAGTGCTGCGGGCAGAACCTCGTGCTCGCGCGCGGCTACATCATCGAGAAGTACGTCGTGCAGATCGATGCCTGGCAGCGCAGCCGGCACGCTGGCCTCGAGGCGCTGAAGAAGCACCGCGTCGCGCGCGACAACCACACGGCGACTCACAACCCCGACGGCACGCCGATCTCCATCGCGAACAGCTACGACAAGGGCGAGGACGCGCAGCTTCGCGAGACGCGCGCCCGCCAGGAGCAGGAGACCCCCGGGATCACTGCGGTCGTCGAGGAGGTCGCGGCGAAGTTCGACCTGCTCAACGCGATCCAGTCCGGACCTTCGGGTAAGCGGGGCCGCAGGTGAAGCGGCTACGCATCGAGCTGACCGAGGAAGAGCTCGAGCGCTGCTCCCCGCAGGCGCAGGAAGCATTGCTCCGCCTCGCGCGCGAGCAGAACCCAGAGCACTTCCCTACCGACACCCGCACGGCGAACGAGCGGCTTCGGGAGGGAATCAAGCGTGGTCCAACGGAGGCGGAATACGAGGCGCGTCGCGCCAAGGTCGCCAAGCCGGACGGGCTCACGATCGTCCAGAAACCCAACATCACTCCAAGGAGGTGATCCCATGGGCAAGCAAGGTGGCGGAAAGGCAGTTCCCCCGAAGGGCAAGAGCCCAGGGGTCCCGAAGGATGCGAAGAGCACCAACAAGTACAGCACCGACGGTGCTGGCCGCGCGCGGCCGAGCGGCCTCGACAAGCGGCACACGAAGAAGGGCAACCCCTGATCTCCACCGTCGGAGCTGACATCCGACACGAAAGGTGGAGCTTTGGGCCGGGCCGATCCCATGTCGGGGTCGGCCCGCTTTCGTTTCAGGGACTTGCGCGCCCGAAGGCAGTCCGGTACCTGTAGAGGAGTCAATGGCAGATCGCGAACCAACGCCTGTCCAACCACGCTCGGCCCCGCAACCGCGGACCCAGCAAGCTCCACCTGCCTCCGATGCGGTGGATGTCTTGCGCGGTCTTGCCGCGGCAGTTCCGAGCGATGCCACTGGCCAGGGTCAAGAGGTCGGAAACGCAGGAGACGAGGCACGGGGGAGTTCCCCGAGCACTGAGGACAGCACGATCGAAGTGGAGCACCAGGGAGCGCGCAAGCGCGTCCCGGTCAAGGAGATCCTCTCCAAGGCCAAGAAGGCGGAGGAGCTCGAAGCGCGCACGAAGGTGATGGAGGAGTTGCTCGAGAAGCACTCCGCCGCCTCGCCGTTCGTGAAGGCGATCGACGCAATGTCGCCAGAGGACCAGGAAGCGTTCGCAAAGGTCCTTGCCAACCCGAGTCTGGCTCGCCAGCTCGTCGGCAAGCAACCGCAGCGCGACCAAGAGGTCGAGGCCGAGGAAGAGGTGATCGAGGGTTTGAGCGCCTTCACGCAGCCAAAGCGCCAGGCGGCACCGCCGCCTCCGGTCGACGACGCTGTGCGACAGACGCTCGGCATCTTGCTCGAGGACTACCGGCAACGGCAGACCCAACAGCAGACGCAGACTCTCGAGCAGCAGATCGAGCAGACGATGGACGCCTACCCGGGGCTCAAGGATCTTGAACCCGAGGGTCGGAAGTTCGCCAAGCAGTCGATCAGCAACGCCCTGGCCAGGAACCCGAAGGCCCCCATGGATGACGTGGTTGCACAGCACGCAGCGCAGTTCGAGCGGATGCTCGGCGCGCGCAGCGCCGCTGCCAACGTCCCCGGTGCACAGCCGCGTACGTTCCAACCACAAGACCCTGGCAAGCCGTTCACTGCGGATGACCTGCTTGGTGGGCGCATCGGCAAGGACTTGCTGAGCGCCTTCCGCCGCGGGCTCTGAGCGCACGGTCGCCTGGGCACTGAGGCACCCGGGGAGATCCCCGCGGGTGTGAGAGTCCATGGCAGTCGGCAGTGCAGTCAACCAAGGCTACAACAAGTACGCCTTCACCGCGGCGACGGCGGTTGCTTCGCAGAGCGAGGCGATCGACGCGATCTACAAGAAGTTCTACCTCCCGGCGGTCCGCGACCTCTTGAACAACAAGAAGGTCCTGTCCCGCTACATCCGCACGAACACCGAGGACGTGTCGGGTGACGAGGCGATCATCAGCGTCAACATCGGACGCAACGAAGGCATCGGTCACATCGACGAGCAGGGCAAGCTCCCTGACCCGATGAAGCAGGTGTACAGCGCCCTGCGCTACCGCATGCGCTACTACTACGGCCGCATCCTGTTCAGCGGCCCCTCGAGCGCAAGCTCTCGCAACGACCGCGGCGCGTTCATCCGCGTCATGGACGGCGAGATCAAGGGCCTCGCTCGCGACATGCAGGTCGACGCCAACCGCGTGTGGTTCGGCGACGGCAGCGGTCGCCTTGCCCGCATCAGTGCGGTCAGCGGTTCGACCTACACGCTGGAGAAGCCAGGCGGGTTCGATCAGAACTACGGCCTCGGCACGCAGTACATCCGTGACGGCATGCGCGTCTCGGTGGTCCGCACGGACGGCGTGTCGGGCGAAGTCGCCAACGCCTGGAACACCATCGGTGGCAACCGCGCCTACTACGTGGTGAACACCAACTACGCCGCGGGCACGTGCCAGTTCAGCGCGACCCCCGGAGGCACCGCAGCGGCGCTCGCCGTCGTGCCCGTGCCGGGCGTGGCGGAAAACTGGTACCTGTTCCGGTCGAGCGAAGTCAGCTCGACGCTGGCGGAGCAGGACTCGGCGATCATGAACGAGCCCTTTGGGCTTGCCGCGATCGTCGACGACGCGAATCCGTTCGGCGGGTTCTCGGGTCAAACCAACCTGCTCGGCGGCCTGGACAGCACGACGAACTCGATCTGGCGCGCAGCCGTGGTCGACAACTCGGGCATCCCGATGCCGTTCAACCAGGACCTGCTCCAGCAGGGCATGGATCTCGTCGACCAGCTCGGCGATGGCAACGTGGAGCTCTTCGTCACGACGCACGGCATCCGCCGCCAGTACGTGAACACCCTCGTCGCCAACAAGCGCTACGTGGGAACGATGGAGCTCGACGGCGGCTTCAAGGCCGTGACGTACGACGAGCGCCCGATGGTGGTGGACAAGGACTGCACCCGCGGGCGCATCTACGGCCTCGACCTGAACACGCTGATGTTCTTCATGGAGAACGACTACCAGTGGATGGACGCCGACGGCAGCATCCTCCAGCGCCTGCTGGACAAGGACGCCTACCAGGCGACCCTCTACCGCTACCACCAGTTCGGCACCGACGCGCGCAACCGCAACGTGTTGATCGCGGACATCATCGACAGTTGATCGTGGGGCAGCGCCAGGTCTGAGCCTCCTGGCCCCGCTCCGCCGCGCGGGTTATCGCGGCGGGTTTTGCCGAGACTATCGGCTGGCACAGCCCGGCCCCGGGGTAGTGCGAGGAGTAAGGGGCACGAGAAACACATGGTCGCATCCGAAACCCTTCCCGGCGGTCCTGGCCTCTTCGAGGAAGCCGTCCACCCCGCATCTGGCATGCGGAGCTTCGTTCAGACGGGCGTGTTCGCCAACAGCGAAGCGTGCGTCGCCACTGCCAACATCGCGAACACCAGCGGCAACTGGGCCGTGCTGATCGTCGACAACACCGTAGGCTCCGGCAAGCCGGTCCCGCAGGGCACGAGCAGCGTCACCGGCCTTTCGAGCACGTTCTCGGGCACGCAGACGCTTTACCGCTCGCGCCTGCCGTTCCCGTGCACGCCGTGCATCACCTATCGCCAGACCAACGGCGCGCCGAACAACACGCAGGTGTTCTCGGTGCGCATCTACGGCTACGACCAGTTCGGCGTCTACCAGATGGAGCAGCTCAACAACCTCACCACGGCAACCACCGTGGCGATGGGCACTCCGACGGAGAGCTACACGCGCAAGACTCGCGTGTGGTGCAGCAAGGTGTTCTCGGCGGTCACGCGCATCGAGTACAACTGCAACAACACCCAGGGCGTGTCGGACTGGCTTGACGTCGGAGTCGCCTGGAACTTCGACATGCTCAACACGGTGTGCGAGCCCTACACGAACTACATCGCTCGTGAGAACCAGGGCATCGGCACCCCGCTGCGCGTCACGCCCTATGGGCCCTCGACGCCGCTGATCGCGCCCGAGCTCTACGCCATCGAGCTCACGAACCTCACCCCGCAGGTCTGGCCGATCACGCAGATCCCGATCTCCAACCCGACCACGCTGAACATCGGCAACGGCACGGCCGGCGGCGCCAACCTCCCGCTGGCTCTTCCGGGAACGACGACGCTGGTGTCCTACACCGCAGCCAACCCGACGGTGCTGACGGTCAACGCTGCCGTCACGAGCATCGGGTTCACGGCAGGCCAGCGCTTCCGGGTGCGCATCTCGGGCGAAGTCGGCACGCCTGGCATCAACGGCGAATGGATCGCGACCGCGATCTCCGCGACGACCTTCTCGATTCCGGTCAACGTCACCGTGGCGGGCTCGCTCGCTGCGATGTGGGTCTACACCCCGCCGCTCTACGGGGCGAAGTTCTCGGCGGCGACCGACCCCAACGCCTACGAGCCGGTCCTCGTGCTGGTGAACGGCAACACGCCGACGCTCATCAACGGGTACCACCACGCGAAGATCGCCAGCAACTGGAGCCTCACGGTGCCGATCAACACTACGGCGGCCGGCACCTCTGGGAGCGTGCAGCTCCTCAACCCGCCGGCGGCTGTGGTGCACCCCTACAACACCTCGCTTGTGGGCGCGAACCAGCTCGGCGGTTTCCGCATCGGCACCAACGCGACGGGCTACACCGGCACGCCGCACAAGTGGGCGCTCGTGCGCAGCGTGGGTTCGAGCCTCCAGCCGAACGGCACGCCTCTGATCCCGACGGACACGCCGTACATCGACGCGGCGCTCGTGTTCCCGCAGTTCCCGTGGTTCTACACCGACCGCGTGGCGTTCAAGGCCTACTACCGCACGATGCGCGGAACGGTGCGCGGCACCAACGCGACCCGCAGCTACGCCACCTGAGTCGTGGTTCTCTACGACGACCGCTTCACGCGCATGCAGATGGTGTGGGGCATCGGCGCTTCGGGCGCCATGCCCCGCTTCACCACCAGCGCCACCGAGCACGCCGGAGCTGCGGCGTCGATCCAGAAGGGCCAGGTGTTCTGGTCCTTCCATGAGCGCGGCCTGAACAAGACGCTGCACAGCAGGCTCGGCCAGGACGGCTCCGGAGTCGTCGGGCCCTACAAGGCCGGCATGACGGACCTCGGCTACTCGAGGAACGCCGGCGGCCCGCTGCCGACGACAGCCTTCACGCCGCAGTCAGGTCACGTGCTCCTCATCCCCGGAGGCGCCAAGCACTCCGTGAACCGCAGCGTCGTGGTTGCCGGCGCCACCACGACGCACACGCTGAACCTGAACCTCTCGGGTGGCGGGATCATCGACGCCTGGACGATCAACAACGCCAGCTTCAGCAACGTGCAGATGCTGAACCGCTACGACTCCTACATGCGCGGCATCCAAGTCGCCGCATCGTGGGTCGACGCGAACAACGGCGAGCTCGTGCGCCACGCGCCCCGGCAGGGCGGCAACTACTGGTCGCTGCCAACGCTGGGCACGACGTTCACGTCGCCGGGCTCCTACTGCCTTGGCACCACGGTCACGAGCGACAACGGCGCCACGCTCATCGAGGCGCTCACCATCCCGCTCGACATGGACCCCGACGGCGGCTACGCGATGCCGGGGCTCAACACGCAGCACAACGGCTCGCGCTACAACCCGGTCATCTGGCAGGACATGCGGACCCGGCTGAGGCTGTGGGTCAACTACCAGGGCATCGAGAACCTGCACCGCCTCGACGCCCACGTCTACTTCCCGTGGGCCATCAACACGGCCTACTTCGACGCCGAAGTCTACGCACCGATCTACCTCGACGCAGCGAGGTTCGCGCAGGTATGGGCCTACGATCCAGTCCCGGCGACGTCCACGCAGATCAGCAACGGCACCTCCGGGCTCACCTACTACCTGGACGACCGGCGGACCTACCACATGGGCACGTCGGGCACCTACGGCAACGACACCGGGAGTCTTGGTGCCTCGTTCTTGCCCGGTGGCTCCGGTCTCGTCGGCGCTCGCGGCGTTGCCCCTAGCGGCCTCGCCTTCGGGGTCTACGCGATCGACACGATGCCGCCCGGCTCGACCTACAACCTCGGCACCATGCCCGGCGGCAACACCTACGTGTGGGCGCAGAGCCGCGGCGGGGCGAGCGGGCAGGACGGCGACAACTGCGTCCTCCTGGCGCACGGCGCGATGCTCTCGGGCCGCCTCCAGGCCTACGGACGCAAGGTCACCATCCCGCAAGGCTGGGTCGGCAGCACGCGCTACCTGCTCACGGACTCTTGGACCAACGTGGTTTCCAAGGTCGCGTCCATCCAGTCGCGAGGCTTGTTCTGATGCCACTCCCCACCGAGCGCTACATCGTCAACCCCCCGGGGGTTCCGTTCCCCTCCCACATCGTCGAGCGCATGAAGCGGTTCCACCCGCACACGCAGCTCGTGTGGAACTGGCACTACAAGTGCTACCAGATCATCCAGATGGGCGACGACCTCAAGTGGTCGAACCTCCGCCTGCTGCGCACGCGCATGAAGGCGCCGCTGCCGCCGACGCTCGAGAACACCGTCGGCTACCTGGATGCGCACGACATCCGGCAGTACCAGACGCGCTACGAGCTCGAGCAGTGGCTCAACAAGATCGACGAGCACAGCGACGGCGCGGAGAAGGATTCCGAGGAGCGCGCGCGTGGTATGATCGAGGAGGGCGCCGACCGCCAGTGGCGCGCCGAAGGCAAGCGCATCCCATTCGTCCTGAACCCAAGCCATGGTGAGCCCACTTACAGCGGAGAAGCTGGTCGACCAAGTTCGCCAGCGGGTGAGTGACGAAGGCCGCCTGATCTTCACGGAAGCGAAGATCCTCGACGCTGCCGACTACGCCTTCCAGCACATCGCCGAGACCGTCCGGTTCGCCGGGCGCGACCACGAGCTCGACCGTCTCGACATCGCCCCGTCCGCGATGACCAAGGTCGAGCAGCAGTGGTACGAATACTCCCTCCCCGAGTGGGTCGGCGCCATCCGTCGCATCGAGGGCACGGTGTCCTACGGGGACACGACGCCCATCGAGATGCTGCCGAGCATCCTGGAGACCAAGGACGTCGGGCGCGTGCCGTTCGTGGCGCAGCAACCCCGGTGGATCCGCTCGCGCTTTGGTCGGCCGGGCAACTTCTCGATCTTCGGCGAGGCCGGCAACTTCACGCTCATCCGGGTGTGGTTCATCCGCCGCTACCCGCCGCTGCACTACGGCACGGCGCAGGGCGGCAGCACCACGACGATCCAGTTCGCATCGTCCCCTACGGGCACGGTGGTCATGCGCGACAGCCTTTACGTGGGCATGGACGTCATGCTGACCGGCGGCACGAACCAGGACACCATGCGGCGCATCACGGCCTACACCGGCTCGACGCGCACGGCGACGCTGGACAGCGCGGCGCCGGCGACGATCACGGCGTCGCAGACCTACTCGCTTGTCGTTCCGCTCGAGCAGGAGCACGGCGAGTACTTCATCGAGGAGGTGACGCGGCGATTGCTGGCGCGCCTCGCCAACACGGAGCACCTTGCGGCGACGGAGCCGCAGTACCGGGAGCTCCAAGAGCGCTTCAAGGCAGGCCTGGAGACCCGCGACCAGTCCCGTCCCCGAACCATCTGGAACCGTCGACGCTAACCATGGTCTCACTCACCGCAGTCTTCACGTTGCCCTTGGGCGTCACCGCGTACTCCTTCTACCCCGGGGGCTTCCGCGATGGCGCGGCGTCCAACGATGTGTGGACCGCGAGCGGCATCATCAAGTGCATCACGCTCGACAGCGAGGCGGTTGCGGCCTCTGGCTTCGAGCTGCACGTGCACGACTACTACGACACGACGACCTACGCGATCCAGCGTGGCGGGTCGACGGGCGCCGCCGGGCTCATCACGGTCGCCGGCATCGGCGTCGTGCTCAGCAACGGCAACGGCGGCCAGGATTGCTTCGCGACGAACGTGCCCGCGGCGATCGTGGCCGGCAACCGCAAGTTCACGATCAAGTCCAACTTCGCGACGATCTACCCCTACCAGATCAACACCACGTGCCCCAACGGCATGGTGGTCGCGTTCTCCGGAGGCGCTGCGACGACCGCGATCCACAAGGTCTCGATCGAGTACGAGCCCTACAAGATGGGCGGCCAGCGCAAGACGCAGTACGCGAACCGCGGCTCGGTCAACGCAGGCGCCGTCGGGGTGTTCTGATGCCTCGCCCTGGCGCAGCCAGCGGCGAACACAAACCCCTCGAGGTGCGCCCGCTCACCGGCGGCCTTGAGGCGAGCAAGCCGCCGCACCTCGTTCAGCCCTCCGAGAGCCCCGACCTGCTCAACGTCGTGCTCTCCAACAGCGGCGTCGAGAAGCGCGGCGGGTTCATCCCCGTCATCAAGGAGCACGCCTACCTCAGCGCGCTCAAGAACCGCGGCCACCACGGCCGCATGCGCATCCAGAACACCGGCACTGCCGCGGACTCCGACGTCCTCATCGTCCCCGGGGCGGCTTACGCCGGCCACCGGCAGGTGTGGGAGTCGCTCAACCTGGGGCTCGCGGTCGAGATGTTCGTGCGCATCGACGACCTCACGCAGTTCCACGTCGGCAACCAGCGCAGCAACGCGCTGGGCGAGGTCTACTACACGGCCAACGACACGACGCCCTACCGCATCCGCGTGCGCCCCATCTTCTCCAAGGGCCCGGCGAAGCGGTGGTATGACGGCGACCTCCAGAACGGCCCGGTCGAGAACGCCACCGTGCAGTGGCGCATCCCTGCATCCCCCGGGGGTGTCTCCTACTGGGGGCCCGGCGCCACCGAAGCCTGCATGCCAGTGTGCATCTACCTGCACCAGGACAACAGCGGCACGTGGGAGTTCTGGGTGGCGTGGCACTCGATCTTCACGGCGACCGGCGCCACGGACCTGCTGCGCATCCGCATGCCGGCGGCGACGCTGACGCCGCACACGGACACGACCTACCACATCATCTTCAGCCACCAGCACGGCTCGACGGCCGTGTTCCGCATCGGGCAGGTAACGGACCGCAACACGCTGCCGACCTATTACACGGCGACCTCGATCATCGACGGCGCCGGTGCTGCGGTCACCTACAGCAACTACCGCGCGCCGACGACTGTGACACCCGGGCCGATCCAGGTGTTCGATTGCCCGCAGGAGTTCATCGCGGCGCCGACCGCCCGCAGCCTGGCGCGGCCTCCGGGGCTCGGCTACTCGAGCGCCACGGACGGCGACTATTGGTTCGCGTGCAAGCGCTTCGAGGGCAGCATCGAGGACATCGCGGTGTGGAGCACCCACAAGCTGGCCGGTAGCAACTCGGCGCTCGACCGCTTCCTCAAGCTCGACCTCGACAACGTGGCGCAGACCGACATCGCCAACTACTGGAGCATGGCGTCGGCAGGCACGAACTACGTGCGCGAGGAGACCGGGCGCGGCAATCACCTCTACCTGCTCCCCGGCGGCCCGGTGTTCGATGACACGCTGGGCTCGCCTCGCAGCGGCACGTCGGCGGCGTGGTGGTTCAACGGGCAGACGAGCTACGTGCTCGCCGACCTGATGCAGAACCCAGTCGCCACCCCGGCGGACTCCGCGCTGGCGCCCTTCCAAACCGACGGGTTGCCCAACTGGCGCTACCGGCTGAACCGCCCGGACACGCTCGCGGGCGCCTACACCCGGGAGTCCGGCTTCTTCCAGCGCGTGGTGCTCGGCAACTACGGCCACGGCATCGAGGTCGTGTGCTGGCCCGACGCGCTCGAATCGCGCTTCGAGTCCGTGCTCATGGAGATCCACGGCGTGCTGCGCCTGACGATCGACTACGACGGCTACTTCACGGGCTACTGCCGCACGAACACTACGGGCGCCTCGCTCACCTACCTCTACCAAGCCCCCGGGGGTGGAGCGGGCCACAACTATGTGAAGAGCCCCGTGCAGGTGGTGCCGGGCAAGCGCTACTCGGTGGCGCTCTTCCGCGACAACGGCGGCACGACGCTGCGCCTCTACGTGAACGGCGTGCAGGTGGCCACGAACACCGTGGTCGCCAACAGCGCCGACGGCTGGTTGCTCTCGGGGATCACCTTCGGGATGGGAGCCTTCGCGCTCAACGCCTACACGAACCAAGCGGCCGGCGCATACCCGTCGCCTGGTAGCGTGACGAGCCCCAACAGCGTGAGCATGGACCCGCGCACGGGGTTCATCGGACGCATCGAGTCGGCGCGCATCCTTGTCGGCCAAGGTGCCTTCCAGCCGACCTACAAGGACGAGAACGACACCGACTACCAGATCCCGCAGAAGCTGCTCTGGCGCATCCCCAACAGCACGGTCGCACCGCCGAACACCATCGTCCCCGAGAGCGACAACGGCGAGGAATACCCGGCGAACCTGACGCCCGCGCACGGCTTCGTGATCGCTGGCAAGACGGTGCCGATCCGGGACAGCTACTTCCGCGAGAAGGAGCTGCTCATGGTGCACGGCAACACGACGACCAACAGCGTCGTTACCGTGGCGCCGAACATCGCGGACGCCGAGGACTACGGGTTCCCCATCGACCCCGCGGGTGGCGAGAACGGCTACCGCGTGCGGCACGCGCAGGTGCACACCTACGCGACGCTCGCGCGCTGGGTGTTCGACAAGGACGACGGCCAGGCCAACTACAGCGGCAACTACCAGATCCAGCTCGAGTCGCGCCTCAACGGCACGGCGGGCGTGGACGACCAGTTCCGCAGCACGCACGTCCAACTCAGCGTGGTCGAGGACGAAGTGCGCGTGCTGCAACACGTGCAGCGCCGGTGCATCGAGAGCGACCACATGTCGATCTCCTACAACGGCAGCGGCACGCTCGGCACGCCCGAGATCAGCCTGCGGCACAGCGGGCGCCCGTACCACTTCAAGTCCCCGAGGGAGCTCGCGCCGACCTGGGCGCCGGGCATCGTTCGCCCGCTGACCTACAAGACGCCGGTCAGCCTCATTGCCGAGTGGCAGCACCAGAAGAGCAGCGAGAGCTTCCTCGTGTTCGCCACCGGGCGGAACATCTACTGGGCGAAGCCGGTGTGGCGCGATGACTCGCCGTTCGTCGAGGACTTCCCGCACTCGCTGTGGTCCTTCGGGTTGCCGGGCGACTACTGCAAGACGCTGTGCAGCGCGTCGCAGCAGGAGTTCAGGAAGAACGGCGGCAACTACACCACGGTGACGATCGACTGCTGGGTGAAGCCGCAGCGCATCGACGGCAAGCGCATGCTCGTCTTCAAGGGCGACGTCGTGGCCGCGCGCTGCAACTACGCGATCGCGTTCATCGACGGCGCGCTGACCGTGTTCGGCGGAGCGGGCGCGAACACCCGGGTGTGGGTCTACCGTGAGGGCGATTTCACGGGCGCCACCTACCGGCCCACCGTGACGCTCAAGGCGAACACGTGGAACCACGTCTACGTGATGATCGGCAGCAACACGATCACCGGCGCCGGCAGTGCGCGCGTGGACGGCTGGATCAACGGCACGCACGTGCCCATGGCGGCCGACCCCAACTACGACGCGATCACGTCCGCAGCACCCGACGGCGCGAACTACGCGCTCTACACGATGGGGTTGCCCGACTACCAGAGCACCGTGATCCTCACGGGGGCGCTGGGGACCTGGGCGAACCAGTGGAAGAGCTGGCACGGGATGCTCACCGAGCTGCGCATCACCAACGCCGAAGAGGCCGCGTTCTTCAGCGGCGCAGGTTGGGGCTACCCCAAGCGCACGCGCTATGCGGACAGCGCCAGCACCTACCTGCTGCTGCACTGCAACGAGGGCCAGGACTGGAACCTTGCCAACAGCGCCGCGCTCACGAGCGCCACGGACAACGGCGCCGTGCTGCTGCGCGAGACCATGCCGATCCAGAACGACGATGAACCGCTCGAGGACTCGAGCAACCATCGCTACGACTGGGTGGTGTTCCGCGACGAGCTCCTCCTGACCAACGGGAAGAGCGACCCGCAACGCATCTCGTTCACGAGCTTCTCAGACCCGAAGGGTCCGTTCCGCCGCTACCGCCTCGGCATCCAAGCGCCCTTCTCGGCGCTCGGCGGGGCGATCAGCTACCAGGTCACCGTGGCCGGGCCGCCCGACCTCAACGTGTGGGACACGTCGGCGACCTACGACATGTGGCTCTCCTTCGTCAACGACAACGACGACGAGAGCGAGCCGACGCAGATCGCGCGCTACGTCTACTTCTCCGGCGGCACGCGCTTCGCCGGCTGGCGCATCACGCACCTGCCGCGCAGCCCCGACCCCCAGGTCACGAAGCGCCGCATCTACATCTCCCCCGTGGGTGGCGGCACGCCGCTCCTGCACACCGAGCTCAACGACAACGAGAGCTACGACACTGCGGTCTACGGCGCGCCCGACCTCGGCTCGCCGGCCATCGAGATCGCGACGAAGCTCCCAGCCCCGAAAGCGCGGCACATCACGGTCGGTGGCGGCACGGTGTTCCTCGGCTACCTGACCGAGTATCCCGCGGGCAGCAACGCCTTCTCGTTCAACACGGACTCCATCGCCTACTACCCGGTCTACAACACGGTGCAGATCGACAGCACCACCGGGAAGGCGATCACGGGGTTCATGGCGCACCTCGGCCGGCTCTACATCTTCAAGCGCGACAGCACGTGGCAGTTCGCGCTCCAAGGTGCCGGCAATCCCGCGGAAGCCGAGACCTACTTGCAGCCGATCAGCGAGAGTATCGGACTCCCGGGGGCGCTGGTGTCGTTCGACAACCTGCTCTACGGCGGCGGCGAGCGTGGCCTCTACGCCTTCGATGGCGCGAACCACATCTACCTTTCCAAGAGCCTCAAGGACGACTACCAGACCTTCGACCTCGACGACGACGCGATCCTCAACATGTTCGGCGCCTTCGAGCGGCCGAACAGCCAGTACATCGTGTCCATGCGGCACGGCGGCAAGCGCTACAACGAGTTCGCCTACGTGCTGCACACGGCGATCGGCGACAACCAGGCCTGGACCAAGCTGCGCCTGCCGCCGCACACCTACATGCAGTCCGCGCTGCTTCCCGACACTCAATCCCCGGGGGTGCTCATCGGCACGATCCACGGGCAGATCCTGAAGCTCGACCAGAGCACGATCATCGACGGGCACGGCGACACCTTGCAGTACGGCCAGACGACGATGCTCGCGGGCTCCGTGAGCAGCGGCACCACTACGAGCCTCACTGCGGTCGCGGCGCCGACGCAGAGCTTCGACAGCATCGGCGACGGGCTCCGCGGCGTCACGCTGCGCATCAACGGCGTCGACCGCGTGATCGAGCGCGTGCTCGGCACGACGATCTACTGGCGCGAGCCGCTGACGTCGGCCGCGACGGGCAACTTCTACGTCGGCGCCTATGAGGCCTACTACACCTCCGGGTGGGTCGATCCGCAGGTGCGCGGGCAGTGGCTCGAGACCAAGTTCCTCGAGCTCGACTTCGCGCCGTCCAACTGCGGGCTCACGGTCGAGAACCACGTCGCCAACACGATCAGCACGAACCGCGCTTTCCCCGGAGGCGCTGAGAGCCGCGTCGTCAACCTGACCACGGGCTACATGACGCAGCCGGTGCCGACGCTGACGCAGAACCACGGCCGCTACATGCGCGTGAAGTTCAGCGCCAACCTGCAACGCGACCCGTTCCTCATCACCGGGTGGCACCTGCGGTTCACGGACACCGGCATCCGGGGGCAGCCGACATGAGCGCGCCGAGCACACCGGCGGACCCGGGCGGCACGGCGAGTAGTGGGTTCGTCGGCAGCGGCGGCACCCAGTTCGCCGGCAAGGTGGTCTCCTTCCCGAGGGCGGCCGACCTGCTACCGATCACCGACAGCAACCTCAACGCGCGCAACGTGGAGGAGAACTTCCGCCGCACCGCGGACGCCTTGCGCAGCTTCACCGGCAAGAGCCCCGAGCTCTACCAGCTCTCGACGCTGCTCGGCGGCGGCTACGGCACCGGCGTCGTCAACGCGGCCGTCGGAGCCTCCGGGGATGTGAGGTTCGATCACGCGCTTGGCAGGGTTCCCAAGATGATCGTGCTGAGCGTGGACTTGAAGGGCACCGGCGGCCAACTGAAGGCGGCGCCCGCCGGCGCGCTCGGAGCAAGCGGCGGCAACGAGAACGCATGGACGGCGACCACGATCTTCGTCCGTGCTACAGTGTCGAGCGACTACGCATTCGTGATCCTTTGAGGTGTCCACATGGTGCTTTGGGCGGCAGCAATCCCGGCGGCGATGGCAGCGGTGTCGGCCGCAGCGAAACTCGGTGACAAGGCGCGCAAGTCGCGCAACCACCAGAAGCTCGTCAACGCAACGAAGGAGGCCGGCGGCTACGCGCGCTACGACCCCAACATGATGCGGGTGCTCGAGCAGATCGACCCCAACACCGGGGGTCCTGCCGCCTACATGGGCAACCTGCTCAACACGCACCAGGGTTCCTGGAACGAGATGCAGGAGGCGCTCAAGCGCAACGCGGCATTCGTGCCGAGCACGCTGACCACCACGCAGGGCTACCAGGACCTCAACAACTACCAGGAGCGCCTCGGCCAACTCCCGCAGGAGAGCGATGTCATGGCGGCCTACGGGTCGCAGGCGGGGAGTGCGGCGGCGGCGGCCGGCAAGGGCTACGCGCGCAGCAAGGGCATGATGCAGCGTGCCGGCCTTGGCAACAGCGCTGCGATGGCGGCGCTCGCGAACCAGCACAGTCAGGGCCTCGCGGGTCAGCAGAGCGACCTCTACTCCAAGATGTACCAGGCTGCGATGAGCCAGCGCATGACCAACGCGCAGATGCAGCAGCAGTGGGCCGGCCAGGCCTACGACACGAACCGAGACATCGCGCAGATGACGCTCGGTGCGATGCCGGCGGCCCGCGTGCCCGCGCAGAACACCAACCTGTGGGGACAGGTGGCGCAGACCGCCGGGAGTGCGATCGGCTCCTACCTCGCCGGCAGCTACGGCGGCGGCGCGGGCAACATGGGTTCGCAGTTCGGGCAGGGCTCCCAGATGGACCAGATGCAGCGAGCGAACGGCGGCTGATGATCCCGATCGACCCACGCATGGCCGCGATGGCCTACATGCAGAGCGCAGGGAACACGCGCCAGTCCTCCGCGCGTCGCTACTGGCAGAACCGGTTCAACACCGGGGGTCCGCGGGTCTACTCGCAGCGCATGGAGATGGCGCAGGACGGCAACTCCACCGGGGCTGGCAACGTCACAGGCCCCGGGGGCGTGATGCAGTACGGCCAGGATGCCATGGCGCCGATCGCGCCCTTCGCGCCCACCTACCCGGCGGCCGGGCAGAACGGCGGCGCGCCGACCGACCTCATGGGCCTCAACCGCTACCTCCCGGGGGTAGGACCCAACCCGGCAGCCGAGGCGCCGCAAGCGCCCACGGTGGCGCCAACGATGGGCCGCGTTGCCTCGACGCCGCTCTTCGAGCAGACGCAGACGGGTCGCTTCTACGATCGCGTGAAGCGCGGCGACTCGTTCGAGGCAGGAGGCACCGGCTATGAGTAGCGACGAGACCCTGCAATACCTGGCGCTGGCGCTGTCGAGTGGCTTCAAGGGCTACGTCGACCGCCGGCAGCACATGGAGGACATGCAGTACCTCCACGGCAACGAGCAGGACCAGGCCACGAAGCGCGAGCAGGCGCAGGCGAACCTCGAGGCGACGCGGGCGCTCACCGAGCAGCGCTATGCCTCCGCCGACAAGGCCGACCGCTACGAGCCGAGCAAGTCCGCCGAGGACCCGTTCGCGCGGGCGATCAAGGACGTCCCGGTGGCGCACCGCTACCCGGTCAGCACGGCGGTGCAGAAGTACCTCGACGACAACGGCGGCGACTACGAGAAGGCGATCAAGGCGGCCGAGGACAGCCTCGCGAACACCGACAAGGAGTTCCCGCTGAGCCCGCCGGGCAAGATGGGCGAGATCGACCCGATCACCTCGCAGCAACGCGCCACCGAGATGAAGACGCAGCGCGACGCCCGCACGCAGCGCGCGATGGCGCTCGGCCTGATGCACCGCTTGCGCGACCTTCGGGCAGGCGGCGGGCCGGCCCCAGCGCCGACCCCCTTCAACCCGCAGGCGCAGACCGTGCCCGGCTTCAAGCAGTTTGGCCAGACCACCACCGGGCCCTACTCGCAGCCGCTCGGCCCCGAGCCGCCTCCGGGGATGCAGTCGCAGCAGCCGATGCAGGGCGCCGCGATGGGCGCTGGCAAGCCGACGGGCGGAGCGCTCGTGACGCCGCCGCGGATGCCTCAAACCCCGGAGGTCGCCGCGCAGAACTACCAGAACTTCGCCTCCGCGCCGCAGCCCGGTGCGCTTGGCGAGGACCAGCGCCGCGCCGGCGAGCTCGCGGAGCTCTTCACGTACGTCAACGACCCGAAGGCGCCGTTCCCCACCCAGGCGATGGCGTGGTTCCGCCTGCACGAGCTCGTGGGCGCCCCGATCCCGCAGATGTTCCTCACCTGGGCCACGGCTCAGGGAGTCCCCCGTAACGTCGTCGATGGCTTTGCGCGCCAGCCGCAAGGGCAGCCGGCCATGCCGACTCAGCCCTTGCAGCCGCAGCGCCGATGACATCGATCGACACCCCGGAGGTTCAGGACCCGCAGAACCCGCAAGGCCAGCCCATGCCCGGGCCGCCGCCGGGGACTTCGCTCAGCCAGCCGCCGCCGGTGCTGCCGCGGCCGGTGGACGAGCACGACCTCGAGCAGTCCGTCAAGCTGATCCGGCAGGCCCTGCACCACAAGTCGCAGGAGATCGACCTGCTCTACTTGCAGCACATGGCCGCGCAGGGCCAGCTCGGCCAGTACCAGGCCGAGCAGATGCAGCAGGCGACCGGCAACAACATGCAGGTCGAGGCCGAGCTGATGTCGCAAGGCCTGCCGCTGACCGACGTGCGCTCGCCGCAGAGCCGGCAGGCCTACGAGGACTGGCACGCGGACTTCAGCGCCCGGGCGATCCCGGCGACGCCGGAGATGGCGCCGCAGGTCGATGCGATCCAGAAGCGCTACCAGGACTTCCACGACACCGCGAAGAAGTACGACCAGGACAAGGAGGCGCTGCGTTCCTTCCTTTCCCCGACGGTCCGCACCTACGAGCACGGCTTCCAGAACTTCGCGGACGTCGCCAACAAGGCCGCCTCCGGGTTGACTGGCGGCTACTTCGGCACCACGGACAGCCGCGTCGAGCAGATCGCCAGCGAGCTCAAGGACAAGGTGGAGGAGCTGACCAACGCGCGCTACCCCAACCTCCCGTGGAACACCCCGGAGGACAAGGGGCGCCGCGAGAGCTACCAGCGCCTGCTCAGCGAGGAGGCCTTCGCCCAGCTCAAGAAGGTCGCCGACCGCCCCGGCCTCCACCCGGGCAAGGCCACTGAGTTCGCCGGCAAGGCCGCCGAGCTCCTCGGCATGGCGATCCCGATGGGTGCGGCGGCCAAGGCCGGCCAGGCGGTGACCGGGATGGCCGGCGCGGCCAAGACGGTGGTCGGCAAGATGGCGCAGCATGTGGGCGGCGACATCCTCGGCTTCGCCGCCTACGGCGCCGCGATCAAGCCGAACAAGGACCAGCAGCAGCGCATCGAGTCACTACCCCCGGGGGACAAGGGCCCGGGCGAGCTCGCTGCGCGCGTCGAGAACGCCATCGACTTCGGGCTCTTCGCCCCACTCTACAGCGTTGCCGGCGCGATCGGCCGCGGTGCGGGCTCGATGGGCAAGGCCGGCAGCATGGTCGGCCACACCGCCGCCGGGGTGGGAATCGGCGCGATGATGCCGGTCGCGGGCGAGCTTGCCGACCAGCTCAAGGCGGCGGCGATCGACTCCAGCCCAGCGCTCCAGGACCTGGTGCAGCGGCGCCTGATCGCGCGGCCGAGCCTGCAAGGCCCGGTGCGCGGCATGGATGCCAGCTTCGCCGCCGGGGACTGGCCGAGCTTTTGGGCCAACGCCAAGGACTACATCAAGGAGGCGGCGCCGGGCATGGCGGCGTTCGGGCTCCTCGGCTTCGCCAGCGGCCTCGCGAGCGCGCGCCCAAAGCGCAGCACTTGGGACGACCGCAGCATGGACTACAAGGAGCCGGACGGACCAACCGGCCCATCCAGCCCCAAGCCCGCCCAGGAAGCTCCCAAGCTCCCACCCCCGGAGGTCGAGAAGGCCGCCGAGCAGGCGCACAAGGAAGTCGACAAGTTCGCCGGCGGCGACGAGAACCTGGCCGAGGCGCTGCACGATGTGGTCGACCGCAAGGCGATCGAGCTGATCGACGAGTCCCAGCCGCCCAAGACGCAGGTGGACGAGCTCGGCGCCATGGTCGGGCCGGCCGAGGCGCGCCGGCAGTCGACCGAGCTCGTCGACGTCAAGGACACCACGCCCTGGAGCGAGCGGCCCAAGGCCACTACCCCCGGGGGCGGCAACCCGCAGCGCATCGCGGACCTGCGCCAGGAAGCGGCGCTGCTCGAGCGCAAGCTGAAGCGCGCGAAGCCGGGCAAGCAGGCGGCGATCGAGTCGCGGCTCTTCGACATCAAGCACGAGATCCGCGACGAGTACGTGAAGGAAGGCCTGCGCCCGGCGGCCGACTACGCGGTGAAGCCGGCGGACTACGCGAGCGAGATCCGCTCCCGGGGCGAGAAGCGCCTCGAGGCCAAGGCCCGCGTCGAGGCCGACCCAACCGACACGCACGCCGCCTACAACCAGGAGCTCTGGCGCGGCGCCCAGCAGGCCCTGCGCTACAAGCGCGTCGCCGCGAACGCCACCTCCCCGCAGGTCCGCCAGGCTGCCCAGCAGCGCGCGTCGGCCTGGACCCTATACGGCCGCCAGCTCGAGGCCTGGAACGCCGGCAAGCAGCGCGGCGAGAGCCCCACGCCGCCCTACTTCGAGCGCATGACCCCCGAGGGCAAGGCGGAGGCGCAGGACTTCCATGCCACCGAGGCCTTCAACGCGAGCATGGAGAAGGTGCCCCCGCAGCAGCGCGCCGCCGGCGAGGTGGCGAGCTACCGCGAGAGCCCGCAGCGCATCGTCGACGAGGCCAACGCCTCCGGGGATCGGGCCCCAGGCATGGTCGTCCAGACTGACGATGGACGCAAGGTGACGGTGACGAGCCACGAGGCCGGCGAGACGCGGGCGGTCAACGAGGACGGAGACCTTGAGCAGGTCGAGGGAGGCAGAGTTCTTTCGCTTCTTTCGCCTTCTTCGCACCCGAAGGTCGCGCCCGACGCCGTGCGCGATGCGCAGGGCCAGGTCGACGCCGCGCACGTGGCGGGACAGGCTGCACCCCCGGAGGCCGCTCGCACGGTGATCGCGGCGCAGGAGGC